TGGAATATTTGTGTTATTGCTTGTTACTTTACGTGGAACAGAACCAAGATTTCTATAATACTCACTCATACTGATAGGGTTGGAACCACTAAACTCAGTTTGAATATCAGAGAAACTTATTGCGCCTGAAGATGGTAAAGTCATTATAATGTTCCAAAAGCTGTCACATCACCAACTACTGTTAAGTTACCTGATGCATCTAATTTCATTTTATTTACTCCGCTAGTAGCAAAGTAAAGAACCCCAGCACTTTCTGTAATAGTCCAATTTCCTAAGTCTACTGTTGTAGCATTTAGAGTAGAAGCAGAAAATGCCTGACTTGCAGATCCAGCTAATTCTGCTTTTGTATCAATCTCAGTTTGTAAACCGTCAATGTTAGATATAACGTGGTTGTGACTGTCGTCTGCTACTGTAGCAGTAATACTTACATTTCCACTTCCATCAAAAGAAGTTGACCCTGATACATCACCAGTTAAAGAAATAGTACGTGCAGTCGCTAGAGTTGTGGCTGTATCTGCATTACCAGTTACATTCCCCTCAATATTAGCTACAAGTGTACCTGTAGTAATAGATAAATTTCCTGTAGACGCACCTGTGAATGTACCTGTACCTACAGTAAACTTATCTACACTTTCATCCCATCCCATAAATGCATTACTAGATGTACCACGTTCAATAACAATACCAGCATCATTTGCAGGTGCTCCTGATGTACCATTACCTAATTCAATAAGGCTATCTGATACGACAGTGTTAGTAGTATTTAATGTAGTAGTTGTACCATTTACAGTAAGATTTCCTGTAACTGTAGCATTACCAGCTATCGTAGCATCATTAGTAAGAGTAAGTGCATCACTATATACATGTGACCAACGGTTTGTGTTATCACCTATAGTGTAGGTGCTATCTGCACTGGGGATAACATTAGAAGCGACATCTGCTGTAATTGTAACTGTGTCTGTGGCAGCATCACCAAGAGTAACATTACCATTAGCAGTTAGACTACCTGTCAGTGTAGTATTACCTGAGATGGTAGCATTACCTGCAAGAGTTACATTAGCTCCACTAAAGGTAGCTGCAGTAGTAGATCCTGATTTTACAATAAGATTGCCAGAAGTGTTAGTTAAAGAACCGTACTGAACTCCTGCATCTTTAAGTATTACATCACCACCATCTGCATCTAAGATAACGTCACCAGCTACATCAACAGTAAGATCACCACTAGATAGGTCAATCTCTTGTCCATCAATAGTAATGTTGTCTACAACTACCCCTGCATTAGCTGTTACTATACCTGATACGGCAAGGGTACTACTCAATGTAGCAGCACCTGTAACCCCTAAAGTGCCACCCACTGTAGCGTTACCTGCAGACAGAGTTAGATTACCTGCGGAAGAACTTACATTACCTACAACAGAAAGAGTGCCATCAAGTGTTGTGTTGCCAGTTACATCAAGTGTGCCAGCAAGATCTACATTAGCACCTGTAAAAGTTGCTGCTGTTGTAGACCCTGACTTTAGAATTAAGTTAGCACTGTTGTTTGTAAAGGCAGCAAACTGTGTACCTGCATCCTTCATTAAGATGTCTGCACCATCAGCATCAAGAATAATATCTCCCGCAACATCTAAGGTAAGATCTCCAGAGGATACATCAATCTCGTTATCTGATAGGGTCATATAAGCATTAACACCTACAACAGCACCATCTTGATAAACTACTCCATCAAAGTATCCGTCTTTATACTGCAAAGAACTTGTACCTAGATCAAGAGTATTTGTTGTCTTAGGTTTAACTTGTGTAGCAGACACGACAAGATCTTGGCTAGGCCCAACCTTAGTAATAGGAGCACCCTCACCAGATGTACCATCGTGCTTGTGTCCTGTCGATGCGTTAAATGCACCTTCTAAGGCATTGTACTCTGCATCAAAGTCATCAGCATCAATAACGTTACCGTTAGCAATGTTGTTTGCAGTATCTTGTCTTGTATATCCTGCCATGTCTTTTCCTTACTGTCTGTCGTTCTGTCTAAAATCCAACAGGGCTGTATCAAGTGTAAATGTTGGGTTTGTTGAATTGTCTGTTAATCTAAAAGCTATAGTTTTTCCTGATCCTACAATCTGTTCTGAGTAAACACTGTCTAGTTCCCCACCAAATGTAGCTGTATTAAATACAGAAGTAGATGCACCGAATAAAAATATAGCAGTACCTGTACTTGAAATAGTTTGTGTAGCCGGTTGTATAGTTGAGGTATCACTAGATGTTTTATTATCGTACCTTACGTTTAAATCTAAATTCATAGTACCTGTAGGTTCAGCATATAAAGTTAGTTTATAAAAAGTCTTACGAGTTTGTGGATCTGTAAGAGGCATATAAGGAGATTCATATATAGCCTCTATATTTTCACCGTCAAAGTCTGAGCCTGACTCTAGTTGATATATGTAACCATCATCATGTCCAAACGCTACCATCTCTGTTGTACCTGAGTATCTGCTATCAGCTACGTTAGCTTTAATACCTTTAGTGGTAGCCCACTGTAGTCCTTCTGCACCTTGAGCTACAAACTTAGTGGCAATCAAACCCTTAGCTGCATCATCTTGCTCTGAAGATATATAAGCAAAAATACGATACTGATTTTTCTCTCTTAATACTAAAGAGGTAAAACTAGAGGTACTAGCCAAGAAAGTATTAGCATCTTTAAAGATACGGTCTGATGCAATATCAAGAGCAAAGTCACCGATACGATCAGTAGCACTTAAAAGTCTGATACCATCAGGTGCTAGGTAAATAACGTCACCACCAATCTCTTGAATAGTATCTCCATTAATACAACCAATACGATCTGTAATTGGTGAGATTATAAAGTCTGCTGAACTATTTCCTGTGAGTCTTTTTACACTGTCTTGTGTAAATATAATAAGTTGATCACGAAAAATTGATAATCCTGTAATATCATTTGCTACATTTATAGATCCAGCACCGTTAGCTATAGTAAAATCATCTACTGTAAAAGGTGCAGTAAAAAATAAATCACTACCCTTAGAATAAAAAGCTGTGTTCTTAAAGACTGCTACATGTTCTGCACCTTGTACATCAGTGCTGTTAGCAGAAGTCATAAAAGTAGTAGTGTTACCTGATGTATTATATATTGCAGGGTAGTTAGTACCATCAACAAATATAACTTTATCATCACCATCTAAGTTATAAAGTACGTGTCTGGCTTTACCTCCGTTAGTACCAGCACTAGTAGCCATACTAGTCCACGTAGTTCCTGTGCCGTAATAATATTGAGTAAAATTAGAAGCATTCTTACGTGCTGTAACAATACGACCAGAGCTAATTACTTTTAGAGCTAGTATAGGGCCAGAACCAGGAACAGTTGTAGTGCTGTACTTTTCAAAGCCTCTGATCTTAGTGTAGCCACCCTCTTTGTTAGGCTCCATGTTTTGCAGAATAGTGGCAGACCCTACAGCATTCGTACCTTGCTGTAAAGCAGACAGATTAGAAATTAATCCACCTCTAAACTCAATAGGAAATGTTTGCCACTGTGTAGCCATTAGTAGTGTACTCTTGTATCTCTAAGATATTCTGTTCTGTTTATATTAAGGCTTCTCATGTATTTAATACCTGCAACAAATTTTTGCTCAGAGAGTTGTGCAGCCTGAGTGTCGCCTCTAAATATATAAACATAATACATAGCACCATCTACAATAATATGTTTGTATTCTTCTGGAATTGCTGGTACATCTGTTGATAATGACATATCTACACCAACTGTAAAATATTCGTAGATAACTTCATAAGCTTTATCTGGAGTTGGAGTAAATATTATTTCCCTACTAGGTGCTCTTGTAACGTGTGTAGGAACTGTTCTTATACCAGTACTAGAGTTATACTCATAATCTGCGTGTTTGTCAAGATATTCTTCATAAGAAAGTATCTTTAACTTCTTAGTTTCTACATTTAAATCATCATCACGTTTAATACGAAAGGTATTAAAGTTAATTGTTTTAGCATCGTAGGGTATACTGTAACGTACTTCACCTGCAGTTAGAACCTCTGTTTCCTCTACGTGGTTCCAAGGCCACTCAAACTCTTCTTGGTGTATATGCCTAATAGAAGCATTAACAGCATCTTTACTTAGGTTGTAGTAACCTGTAGCTGTAGCAAAATTAGCAGAAGTAAGTTCAACTTCATTGAGTCGTCTGTTCACTTCATTAACAAGACCAATAAAATCGTAAGCCATTTACTTCTCCCTAATTCTTATAAAGACTGCACGTTCATACTGCAATCCTTCTGTTGTTGTTATTTGACAAGTAATTTTATAACGAATGTTATTAGTACCTAAAGATAATCTTATTGTAGCTACAGTTGATGTATTTGTTTGTTGTACTTTTTGTAATCCATTTACAGTTTGTGCGTTACTTACTTCAGTCTTTGTACCATCTGCAGCATCAATAAACCAAGTAACACTTACAATAGTATCATCGCCAAGAAATCTTGACCAGTCAATGTTATAATCTACTATTTCATCTTTATCTTTGTCAGGCCATTTATATGACATTTTGTATTCCTTACGCTGCGATACGTACTGTATTGTCTTTGTCTACAGGTGCTATAAACACCGTTCTATCTTTTAAATCTTTTCCTATTGAAACTGTAAATCTCTGCGATGTTCCACCAATATGTAAAACTCTTCTTCTATCGTAGCTGTCTTTAATAGATTCATAATCAAAGTTTACTGCGTTTACTGTAGGTGAACCTGCTGCAATAGACAGTGCTGGTGTATTAATAACAAAGGTGTTGGAGGTTCTTGTAGTAATAATTCCTGCAGAACCTGTAGCACTTACCCCTGTTGGAACAACAACTGCATCAGCAGTTACAACAACTGTACCTAGACTGCTTGTAAGTGCTGGGGTAGTAATACTTACAAGAGCTTCTGCAACTACGACAGGAGATCCTAGAGAAGAAGTAGCTGATACACCTGTTAGACTTATATTAGCTTCAGCTACTACTACGATTGTACCAAGAGCACTTGTAGATGAGACACCTGTAAGTGCCACATTAGCATCTGCTGTTATAGTTACTGTACCAAGTGCACTTGTACCTGCTACACCTGTAAGTGCTACAAGAGATTCTGCTACAACAGTGACAGAGTTAGTGTTACTAGTAGCATTTACACCATCAACAACAAATGCTATCTCTGATTGAGATGCAAAAGGTGTACTAGCAAATGCTACTCCAAACATTATGCAGCTTCTTCTTGTGGTTTAGCTTCTACAGATGAAGCAAGCATATTGATAAATGCTTCACGACCAATAGTTAATTGATCTAAATTAAACCGTGCACTAGACAACTTGCGGTCTAGGTCATTAATGTGGTTCAACATAGTTTGTTGTTCTTGTGTTAGATCCTCTACCATGTATTCTTTATCATTGATAGTGATAGGGGTTTTTTTATTTTTTCCCATAGCTATTCTCCTTATTATGAGTTATCTGCAATAGCAGCATTTACGGCAGTCATATCTTCTGTAGTCCAGAAGTCTTTAGCAACCATTAGCTGTAGATGCTCTACGTTGCGTGACACGCAATCAGCCCAATCAGCATCGCCCATGTCCTCTGGTTGCCCAGCGTTTAGCAAGTCAACAGAGTGACCCATTGCTGTGTAGTGTTGTGCGATTTCTTCCGCAGTTGGTGTATCAGTCATGTCTTTCTCCTTTTCTGACTATACGTTT